CCTAGGTGACCAATTCGGACTGTCGCTGTACAACAACGGCTCAGTAGCCCCCGTCGTCGTTAAGACTCTCGTGGAAGCGGAGAACCCTGATGGATCTGAATGAGATAGTCGCATCCGATGTGTCGCTCGCCCTCTATGACTACATGGAGGGCAGCGCACGCACCCGCCAATCACGTGAAGGCAGGCTAGGCCCCAGCGATATCGGGTTCTGCCGACAGAAAGCAGTCCTCGTCACACGGCAAGTGCAACCCACCGACCACCCACCTAACTGGTCGGCTGCTGTGGGCACAGCGATCCACTCGTATGTGGAGGCAGCGATCAAGGACCTGCATCCTGACTGGCTGATGGGCAGCATCGACAACATCCACACCACCGCCGTCCTCCCCAGTGGAGCGGAGATCGGTGGTCACCCGGACATCGTTGCCCCTAACATCAACGCTGTACTTGATATTAAAACTGTCAATGGATTTGAGTGGACCCGACGCAACGGCCCGTCACAATCCCACCTATTCCAGCGACACTTGTACGCACTTGGATTAATTCAAGATGGCACTTTAGATTCATCCAGAGACATCCTCGTCGGCAACATCTTCCTAGACAGGAGCGGTGCGCAAACAGAACCGCTCGTGTACGTGGACCCGTTCGACCCCGGCCTCACCGATGTTGTGGACACGTGGATCAACGATGTCATCTACGCCGTCAAGAACGGCGAGGACTCTGCACGGGACATCCCTGCTGCGGTGTGCGAGAAAATCTGCGAGTTCTTCACAGTCTGCCGTGGCGGGCTAGAGGACAACGACAGCGACGGCCTCATCACTGACCGTGAGTTGATCGCTGCTGTCGAAATGTATGTCGCTGGGCGAGACCAAGAGTCCACTGGCAAGCAGATGAAGAAAGAGGCAGCGGCAGTGTTGGCTAACGTCAGCGGTGTCACTGACACTCACCAGGTTCGCTGGGTACAGGTGCAAGGCAGCGAGCGACTTGATGTACGATCCAAGCGTTCCTAGCGACCGAGGGGAAGCGGTGCTAGGATTCGAGTGCGGCCCCCGGTTTCTCACCTGTTTCCTGGGGGCCGCACTCCATTACTGGAGGACACATGGCTGACACCATTAGAACCTGTTGGGCTATCAGTGCGGCGTTGAAGGCTCGCTGTGACATGCCAGCAGGCCACACCGGAGAGCATTCGATCACTGTGTCGTGGAGCGATGAGCAGTGCTGGTCGCCTGAGACTGATGAGCCTGTTGCTTTGACTGTTGTACAACCTTTGCCGGAACCTGTACAGACTGAGCCAGAGCCGTGTATAGCATGTAGTCATATGCATAAGGCTGGTGCGTGTAAGTGTGGATGCTATGAGCACATCTAAACGCGCCCTGCTCTACATGGACTGGCCGCTCGCCAGCGATTACCTACAAGACATCCGACAACTGCTCGTCAGGAACCGACGCGACATAGAAGTAGAAACAGCCGGATACCTACGGCCACCACAGCACGACAAGTACGACATCGTTATCTGCTGCGACGAAAAATCCGCTGCACCACCAGCCCCACTACGCATCTGCGTATTCCACGGGCTAGCGTCCAAAGGCCAAGCGTTCTCCACCGCCAGAGCAGCAGACTTTCTGCGAGGCAACACCATCTACGCTGTACCCGGCACCTACTACGCCAACCTGCTCGCCAAACTAGGTGTACCCGACGAACGAATCTGGGTCATAGGCCTGACGAAACTAGATGGAATGCAACGCAACATACTGTTCGCACCCACACACAACGATCAACTGTCAGCGATCCCTGTCATTAAAAACCGTATCTATGAGTTGCCAAACGTCAGAGTGCAACTACACATGTATCTGCGTAAGCCGGAACTGCGGATGCACCAATCGCTAGCAGCCCACTATCCACTCCACGACACCGACCACTCATCAGCGGAGAACCTGGAGTGGGCTGACACCGTTATCGGAGACTTCGGTTCGATCATCGTAGAAGCAATCAGCCTGGGGAAACAATCTGTACAAGTTGTGAATCCCCTGTGGAAAACCTTTTACTCTGACAGGAAAGGCTTAACTGACAGCGAGATCGCTGAACTACCCGAGGTGTGGTTCCCCAACAAGTACGCGATCAAAGCGCACTCGTTCGACGACCTATACGACTTGTTCCACATTATGGAACTAGGTGACTCTGCGCAGCGGCTCTACAACGAGATCGCATCCAGGATCACCTGACGCCACTCATCCTCACGCTGCTTCACCGTATGCTTCTGTTCCATATTACGGAACGAAATAGCAGCGTCACGCTTCCTCGTCTTGTAATCCAACAACTCCCTCACCTGAGCAGCCCACCCCTCAGGCGTATACGCCACCCGACCCACACCATCCTTAGATAGCAACTCATATTCGCTCGTCGCCTGAGCGACAAACGGGATGCCGCTAGCCGTGTACTCCAGCCCCTTAATGAACGACTTCGCCTGGTTGAAAGGTATGTCGTTTAATGGCACCAAGCCAATATCCATCTTAAAAAGCATGTGGTAACGGTTCATCGGCTGCATCGGCAACGTCCGCAACCGCTCAGGGTTGATGCCGGATTGTTCAGCGAAGTCCCCCTGCGAAGGGACATGACCGGAGTGCTGGAAGATCAGGTCGTTGTCTTCGAGGAAGTCAGGCAGCCAATCCCTGAGTGTTTCGATGTCGCCGCTGCGGTAGCCGAGCGCACCCACCCACCCGATCACGGGTGTTTCACGTGAAACAGTGCGCTTCGTGAACTGGTTCGGGTACACGCTGTTCCTCACCATGCGCGTATTCGCATTCCACTCACCGTAGAAATCTTTCAGCGTAGGCGTGGACACCACCAGCATGTCAGACATGCGAATGATCTGCTCGTAAATATCTCTATTGCGTACCTTGTTCTTCGCCGGGTCCGTCTTCTCGTACGCAGAGTTGGATTCATGCAGCCCGTGGTAGAAGTCATCCACATCCACGATGATCTTCTGCCCCAGCGATTGCGCGACCTCGATCTGGTGCGGTATCCAGCGATCCATCAACTGCTTCAACACAATCACGTTGTAGCCGAAGGTGGCTTTACCGTTCCCCTCATTCACCCCGAACCCATGCTGGGATGTCCATGCTGGGCGACCCATAGCCGCCTCGAAACGAGCAGCGTGCATCGGCAGGAAGCAGCGATAGTAGGTGCATCCACCAGGGATGACTTCACCATTGGGGAGGGTGGTCCACTCCCCCGAAAGATAAGCGACCCTATTCGTCTTCATGGTCGGCGTCGAAAGCCAGCCACGTGTTCGTGTCCAGCATCGACTCCAGCGATTCCTTCCACAACACACCCACCCGTTTAATCAGATCATCAGCGATGTCAGGGTTCCATGAGGCACCCTCAGCGGTCAACGTCACCGTGAGATCACCGTACTGGAGTTTCGCTATCAAACTCCTCGTGTTACCTGCCATCGTACCTCGCTAGAGAATCGTGGATCAGGAAATATGCTACCCCGTCCACCGCGTTGTCTCGGGCATACCCGGCCTTCGCCCGTGACGTTTTCACCAGCACCATCATCAACGCCACATCCATAGCCGTTATGTCCGTATTGAGGAACGCTGACCACATTTGGGCGATACGCCCCAGGTTCTCTTCGTAGTCGCCGTACTTCTCCTGACGGTCCTCATCCACCAGCCGCAGCGCATCCACAGCGACGGTGGGATCAGTGGTCAAGCCAGATTTGGTATTGCGCTGTGACTCGTCCTTCTTCTGGGTCGATGAAGTGGAGTCGCTGTGACGGGACCGCTGATGAAGCCAACCCAACGGAGGCGTAACGGTTGTCCGATTCTGTGCTTCCTGTTCCATAGATCGCTCCTGCTCCATCTGCGAGGCTTGACTGGTAGTGGGTGTGGTAGTGGCCGACGTAGACGTCGCGGAAGTGCCACGGGTACGACCCCGACCTCCAGCGATTAACGTGGTTCGTGATCGTGTTAGTGGACGCGAACCCGTTCCTACCGATCTCGTCCCCGTGGATAAGTAGCGCCCGGTAGTTACCGATCTCAACCCGCTGTATATCTTCACCACTGTCCTCCCAATGCAAGTTCTTAGCGCCCGACGATAGAAGTATTTGACGGGCCAATTCGTAGGTCATCCGGTCAGCGTTATCGCTCCTGGGCACAGCGTCCCGCTTCGAGCCCAAGCGACCGTGGTTTCCCCATTCAGCGACAACAGTGACAGACTGATATATCTCAAGTGCCCTTGTGACTGTCTCCACCATGAGGTTAGCGACGTTCACGAACTGCTCAAACAAAGTGGCGTCGATCTCGAACGGCTGCGTCGGAAAGTTAAACAGCCCTTCGATCATGTCGCCGCCGAACAAGATGTAGCAGTCGTTCACCGGATGGGACTGCATGTGGGTGATCTTCTCGGCCTTCTCCACGAACCGCCTAACCCGCTCCCACATCACCTCACTGTTATAGGACGGCGTCAGTTTCGCGCCCTGCCAGTCAGTCAAATGCCAGATAGCGGCCTCAGAAGACCCCTTAGACGCCCTTTTAGCCTTCTTAGGTACCTGCGGAGGGTAGTTACCTAAAACAGCGTCAGAAGCCGCCTGGAGGGTCGCTTCCACTAAGGCGTCCGTCTAAGCCTTCGCCCGC